CGAATTGCAGTTTACCAGACGCAATTACGAGAATATTCAGAGCAAGTCTCAGGTGTTGGTGTCCATGCTACAGCAGTCGAAGATTCACCCTCTGTTGGCGTTCCAGCACAGCGGCCTATTCGTAGACCCGGAGAGGGCGTACACCATGAGCATGGAGTATTACGAGGAACAGCAGGAAAAGCTGGCGCAACAGCAGATGGCGGCGCAGAACAACCCGAACAATCCGAAAAACCCGGACAGTTCGGACGAAGACGAATAATTAAAGCGATTTTCGCTTGGTTATGGTGAGGGAACACCTTAAAACGCAACAGGGAGACAACCCTTCAAACAGAAAACCGTGTAGAGTGAACTACCTATGAAACGCAAGGAGGAAATCAGTATGAACCTTAAAGAAGTGCTTGGGGACGCTTACAAAGAGGGTATGACCTTTGAAGAGGTCGAAGCCGCTCTGGAAAAGGTAACTGTCCCGGAAGACCATTCCGCTGAAATTGAAAGGCTGAAAAATGCCCTCTCCAAGAGCAACAGCGAAGCCGCTGGGTATAAGAAACAGCTCCGGGAGAAAATGACCGAGGACGAGCAGAAAAAGCAGAAGGAACAGGAGGAGCGAGAGGAACTTCAAAACAAGTACGACAAGCTCCTGCGTGAGTCTGTTATCGCCAAGAACAAGGCGAAGCTGGTTGCTCTCGGCTATGAAGAAGCACTTGCCGATGAAACGGCAGAAGCTATGGCAGACGGCGATTCTGAAAAGGTGTTTGCCAATCAGCAGAAGCACCTCGCTTCTTTTGAGAAAAAGGTTCGTGCCGAAGCTCTCAAGAATACACCGAAACCTACTCCCGATGGAGATTCCAAGACCATGACGCTTGAAAAGTTCCGAAAGCTCGATCCGATGGAGCGTCATAAGTTCTCTCTGGAACACCCAGAGGAATACAAAGAATTTTATGGAGGTAAAGAATAATGGCTTTTACACACACTATTTATGACAATTTCTTCCTCTCCAACGAGGTGGAAGACCAGTATAAATCTCACCTTGACCTGCAACAGTTTTGCACCGTTGACAACTCTCTGGTGGGTCAGCCCGGTATGAAGCGCAAGATCAATGTCTACAAGGCTACTGAGAAGCTGGCTATGGGTGCTGGTAACAGCAAGACCATTCAGGTTTCCTACACCGAGGAGGAATATGAGATTCTGCTTGCTCAGAACCGTTTCGAGTACTATGACGAGCAGGCTATGACCGACCCCATGCTCATTCCTGTCGGCGTTCGCCACATGGGTACGGATATGTTCAACACCGTCAACAAGGACATCTTCGCAGAGTTTAACAAGGCCACTCTCTCTGTTGCGGCTACCGATTACGGCTTTGGCTCTTTCGCTGATGCTGTGGCGAAGCTAAACCTTGAGCAGATTGAGGGTGTGAACATCTTCGGTTTCGTCAATGCGGCTGACATGGCTTCCGTGCGTAAGGCACTGAAAGACGATCTCAAGTATGTCGAAGCCTTTGCCCGTACCGGCTATGTTGGCACTGTTGCCGGTGTCAACTTGTACACCAAGAAAGACGCTGTGACTGGCACCATCATCATCGGCACTCGTGAAGCTGTAACTCTGTTCAACAAGAAGGGTGTTGAGATTGAGCAGGTGACTGCCAACAATCGTTCCGAGACTGCGGCGAACACTCGTCTGAACACCATTTTCTCCCGTAAGTATTATCTTGCGGCTCTGACTGACGCTACCAAGGCTGTCAAGATTACCGTCACTCCCGGCGTGTAATCAAAGTGTAAAGGAGGACAGATTATGTACCGAGTAATCAGCCCTTTTCGGGATTTGAAGAACAATGAACACCTCTACGATGTCGGGGACATCTACCCTGTAGAGGGCTATAAGCCGACCAAGGCTCGTATTAAAGAGCTGGCAGAGGGTAAAAACCCGCTGAACCGTGTGTTCATCGAGGAGATCAAGGAAGCTCCTGAGACCGGGAAGGAACTGGTTTCTGACCCTGATAACGGGGAGAACGAACCCGTTCCTGAGACCGTCGAGAACAAAGTTGACGAGTGATTGTAAAGGAGGTGTGACAATATGACTCAGGAAGAAAAATTAACCGCTCTCAAGTCAATGGTGGGTAATTCTGACCCTGACGAAGTGTTGTCCACCTACCTTGATTTCGCTGGAAGCAAGATTCTCGCAAAAGCCTACCCGTACCAAAATGATGTAACCGAAGTCCCTGTACAGTACGCACATCTTCAAGTAGAGATTGCGGCGTATATGCTGAACAAGCGAGGTGCCGAGGGACAGACTTCTCACACCGAGAATGGCGTATCGAGAAGTTATGAGAATGGCGACATTCCTTCTTCCATGCTGAAAGCGGTCATTCCGTATTGCGGGGTGATCTGATGAAGTGCATGAGCAGAAACAAAGTCAGATTCTTCTATGCTCTGTATGAGAGTAAAACTCCTGCTACAGATGATTATGGGAATATGACCGGCGAATATGACATTCAGCGTGGAAAACCTATCGAGTTTTTTGCCAATATCTCGGCGGCGAAGGGAGAAACACAGACCCGGCAGTTCGGGGAGAACGAGTCTTATGACAAGGTGATTGTTATGGACACTGACGCTCCTCCGATTGACGAATACGCTGTGCTTTGGGTTGATCGCACACCTCAACTGGACGAGGAGGGCAATCTGGCGGTGAACGAAAAGGGCGAGATTATCACTCCCCATGACTACATCGTGAAAAAGGTTGCCAAAAGTCTCAATGTGGTGTCATTGGCGATAAGCAAGGTGAGTGTATCGTAATGGGAAAGAAAGTTATTCGTATCAGCCTGTCCGAGAAAGACATTGACCGAGCAATCAAGGAACTTGAGCAATATAAGCGAGAGATCATTCGCAAGACGGAACTTCTTCGTACAAGAATTTCGGAACGAATTGCGAATCTTGCACAGAGCGGTTTCAATGGTGCGGTTGTAGACGATCTTACCGGTGGAAGCGGCGGTGCAAGAAAAGCTGATGTACGAGTTTCCATTGACGAGCGGGAAAATGTCTCGGTAATCATAGCCGCTGGCGAAGACGCTGTGTGGGTTGAGTTTGGTGCGGGTGTGTTTCACAACGGCTCTACTGGTGGGTCTCCGCACCCTAAAGGTTCAGAACTTGGTTTTACCATTGGCGGTTACGGCAAGGGTATGGGTAAACGGCAGACATGGGGATTCTACGAGGACGGAGAGCTTCGTCTGACGCACGGTACTCCCGCTGTCATGCCCATGTACAATGCCTTAAAAACCGTATGTGAGGAAATCACAAGTATCGCAAAGGAGGTGTTCGGATGATTGACATGGAAACTGAAATTTTTAACGAGATTTCGGTAAGAACACGAGAGCAGTACCCGGACATCTTTATGACCGGAGAATATGTGAAAACTCCACCTTCTTTTCCCTGTGTCTCTCTTGTAGAGGTTGACAATGCTACATTTCGTAACTCGTTGACCACTGAGGGCAAGGAAAACCATGTAGCGGTCATGTATGAGTTAAACGTCTACTCTAACCGCACAAATGGCAAAAAGGCTGAATGTAAGGAAATCGCCAATTTCATTGACGAAATCCTGACGGGTCTGAATTTCACAAGAACCATGCTTGAGCCTGTACCCAATCAAGATAACGCAACTATTTATCGTATGCTCGGTCGATACCGAGCTGTGATTTCCAAAGAAAAAACCATTTACAGGAGGTAACATATCATGGCAATTTCCACATACAAGATTTTTCTCATGCAGAAGAATGTTGACACATGGGAGAAACTGATCGACATTAAAGAGTTTCCCGACCTCGGCGGCGCACCCGAAATGCTGGAAACCACCACCCTGTCTGACAATATGCAGACTTACATTCCGGGTGTCCAGTCTCTTGACGCTCTTGAGTTCACTGCGAACTATACCAAAGAGGACTTTACCAAGCTGAAAGCCCTCGAAAGTCAGGAGAAGGACTATGCCGTGTGGTTTGGCGGCACCGGCGAGGGTGGCACCCTGACTCCTACCGGCACTGACGGTAAGTTTGAGTTCAAGGGTCAGCTTTCCGTGTTCCCGGTTGGCGGCGGTGTCAACGAAGTTGTAGACATGACCGTCACCATTGCTCCCTCTACCCCCATCACCATGTCGGCAGAGGACTAAGAACTATTTAACAGGAGGACAGACAAATGGCAAAGCAGTTGATTTTCACCTATGAGGGTAAGGAGTACACTCTGGAATTTACCCGCAGAACGGTTGCGGAAATGGAGAAGAAGGGCTTTATCGCTTCCGACATCACGGACAAGCCAATGACCACTCTCCCGGCACTGTTTGCGGGTGCGTTCCTTGCCCACCATCGTTTCGTCAAGGGAGACGTTATCGACAACATTTATTCCAAACTTACCAAGAAAGAAGACCTGATCGGCAAGCTCGCTGAAATGTACAACGAGCCGATTCTGACTCTGGTTGAGGAGCCTGAGGAAGCCGAGGGAAACTTGGACTGGACAGCGACTTGGTAAGTGGATCGCTGTCCTCCACTGAGGGGAGTGGTGGTAGTTCTGCCACTGCTCCCCTCTCTACTTACACAGAAAAATTCAACGAGTTGTTCCCCCACTATCTGTCTTTCGGCATGACCGAAGAACAGTATTGGGATAAAGACAGTACGCTTGTGGCGGCGTACAGAAAAGCGGAAGAACTCAGAATGAATCGTAAAAATCAGGAAATGTGGCTACAAGGCGCATATTTCTATGAAGCTCTATGTCGTGTATCTCCCGTTCTTCATGCCTTTGCTAAAAAGGGCGTGAAACCTGTTCCGTACCTCTCGGAAGCCTATGCGCTTAACGAAAAACAAGCAGAACTCCGTGAGGAAGAACACGCCAAGGGTGTGTATGACAAGGGTAAGAGAATGATGGAAGGATTCATGGTAAGCCACAATAAAAAATTTGAAGGGAAGTGAGCAATATGTCTACGACAATCGAGCAGTTGGAACTTGAAATACAATCTAATTCTACATCTGCCGTTGGCGGGATAGACGCACTTTCCGAGTCTCTGAGACGGTTGAAAGCCGCTACCGCTCCTGTAAGCAAGGGCGGCGTTGGTCTCGGAGCACTGTCTAATTCTCTCAAGAAGTTCAGTCAGAGTGTTTCTGGTTTGAGCGGACTTACTCTCGCAAGAGAGCAAATTCAAGGCTTGGTAGACGCTCTCAAGCCCTTAGAGAGTGTTCAAAAGTCCGGGTTCAGTTCTTTAGCTTCCGGGCTGGATAAGCTGGTGAAAATTGCACCTCAAATCGACACGGTGACTGAATCGCTGAAAAAGACTGACCTTGATTCTTTCGCAGAGCAGTGTAATCGGGTTGCTACCGCAATTACCCCTCTTGCCACACAGATGGAAAAAGTGGCGGCTGGCTTCTCGGCTTTTCCGGCGAAAATCCAGCGATTGCTCAAAGGCAATACGAGCCTTGCCGCCAGCAATAATACGCTCGGAAAATCCTATGTGAACCTTGCCGCAAAAATCAGTTTGGCATACATGGGGCTGAAACGAATCGTTGGCGTTATTGCAAGTTGGATTACAGCTTCTAACCAGTATATCGAGGACATGAACTTGTTCACGGTGTCCATGGGGCAGTATGCGGAGGAAGCCTACAAATACGCACAGCAGGTCGGAGAGATCATGGGTATCAACCCCGGCGAGTGGATGCGTAATCAGGGTGTCTTTATGACCATCACTGACGGATTACCGCAATGAGATCACCGCCTTTGAAAACCAGCAGGAACAGCTATTCAACACTTGGTTTGAGTTTATCAAGAGCCAGCTCGGTGACGATGTGGCGGG